TCACTGCAATTCCGCCACTTTCTCATACATTCGGGTACAGGGTGGGTACAGCAAAAGCCCCCACCTGCCTCTTCGGCAGGTGGGGGTCTTACATGCGTTGATACGCGATTCAATCGCCTCAATGCGTTCGTACATTGAGCGATGCGTGTCGTGAGCATGAGAATCGATCAGCCGCTGAGCAGACTCACGAGCCGTTCTCTCATCATGGATCTCAGCAGCCATTCGGCTGCCTCGCTCGTCGATGCGGTCGATTCTCTCCTTCATATCCGACAGGCTCGCCCCATGGTTCTCGAGCGTCGTTGCGACGCGGTCGACTGTTGTCGATAGCCCCTCGAATCGCTCGGGTAGTACCGCGAGTGCGGTTACCGTCTCGTTGACGGCTTTGACGGCGTCGCGGACCTCGTCGATGTCGTCGCGGACATTTGTCGAGTGGTCATTGCTGACCTGCGCGTCCGCTGACTGCGCAGCCCTCTTTGCTTCCTCTGCGGCTTTGGTGACGCGCTGCATGTGCGATTCCATGCTCGCTTTTAGGCGGGCGAACCACATGGCGACAACGCCGCCAAAGCCGGCCAGTAGGACGGCAATGAGACCGTTGGTTGCCTCGATGATCTTCGGGTCTGAGAAGATTCCGGTCACGACAGGCGGTCACCGCCTGAGTCGCCGGTCGTCACCGCCTCAGCCGCGCTCGTGCGCACATCTTCGACGGTCTCGCCGCCCGGCGTGACGGCTCCCGCCCAGTTAATGATGCTCACGCCACCGATGCGGATCACTGAGAGGATCTGGAATACCGTCCAGGCAGTGCCGAGGAATACGGTTGCCTGCGAAACGATGAGCTTCCACGTCGCCGGGTATGACCCCGAGACCCAGACGATGATCGTCACGATGACAGAGACCGCGACCGTCAGACACACGCGACGCTGGCGGGTCCAATACGGGCGGTCCAGCGCTGCTTGGATGAGCGGCCACACGACGCCGATGAGGACTGACGTCACGAAGGGATCGGACTGCAAGCCCATCAGGATGTCACTCTGATTCACTGTCGTCTCCTCTCACACGGTCTCTGCGCCCGCGAGCGCGATGTTGACTGCTGCGGCGGTGGCTGGGCCGTAGATTTCGTCCTCGTATGCGCCGACGGCTGCCTGGATGAGTCCGACTGTTTCGTCGTGCGCTGCTTCGGAGTTTTCGCCCCAGATGCCGTCCGGCGTGGTTCCGACGACGCGCTGGGTGTATTCGACGCCGTATGGGAAGGTGTTGCCGCCCCAGGTGGATGCGGCGGCGACGGCGTTGATGCGCTGGCGCGTGTCGGGACCGGCGACGTTATCGGGGACCGCGCCGACGGCTTCTTGGAGTGCGGTGATGTCGGTGTAGCCGCTGTCCTGGGCGCTCGTGTCGATATTGCCGTCCCAGCGTCCGTTGTCGATCATCCATGCGAGGACGACTCGCATGTCGACCCATCCGAGGATGTCGTCTTCATCTCGGTACTTGATGAGGACGCCGTTGCCGTTGTCCTGGCTGCCGCCCATGGATGTGTTGCCCTCGACGGCGCGGAAGTAGTCGGATGCCTGGTCAGGCCAGGACGCGCCGACGTGGTCGGCGATACCGTCGCCGTGCCACTCGTAGATCGTTTGATGGCCGTATCCGGATTCGTCGCGCCACGCGCCGATCTTCTGCGCGAAGTTCTTGATGTAGGGGACGTAGTACCACCACGCGGCGTTCATGAGGTTGACGCCGGCCTGGAGGTATCCCCAGACCTGGAAGGCTCCGCACCATGCGTAGCCTCGGAAGTCGCTCTTTCCGACCGCGTCCCAGTATTTGTTCCCGCCGACGTGGCCGACCTCGCCGCGCATCGCATCCATCGCGATGTTGATAGCCTGCGTGATTCGAGGATCGTTGACGTTCGTCATGCCTGGCCTCCGTCCTGAGCTGCGATGTTGCGTTCGGTCATGAGACCCATGATTTCGGCCTCTTCGTCTCTCGTGGCCGGCATGGTTGCGTCGGTGTTTTCCATTTCTCCATCTTTCGTTGGTGTTTTCGGTATGAGTAATCCCCGGCCACCTGTTTGGCGGTCGGGGATTAGGCTTGTATCGCGCCTGCTCTTGTCAGGTCTTGATGATGTAGTTCAGCGCCATGTACGGCGGTAGCAGGCTGAGTGGTTTTGCATGGCCCTCTGGCTGTGCGATTGCTCTATCCAGGGATCCACTCCCTGCGGCTGCGATTCCTGTCCAGGCTGAGCCGCCTCCGAAGTTTGTCTGGTATATCGCCGCTCCTGAGGGCCAGTAGCTTGATTCTCCGCCGATCTGGTGTGAGTGCCTCGGCATTTCATCCACCGTGAGCGCGTGCTGTTCTTCGCCGCCCAGCTCGCCGAGCTTGTGCGCCGCATTCACTCCCAGCACCGTCCGTCCACGTAGGTCAGGCACACGAAACTTCATTCCGTTGCCGAAGACTGCCGCGAGCGCCGGGTATGTTCGACGGTCGTACTCTTTGCCGTCACACAGGAGCCAGCCGGTTGGTGCCGCTGCCCCGGCGAATGCAGCGATCACGCCTGCCGGTGTCACGACTGTGAGCGCTTCTCCTGGGTCGCCTTTTTCGCCGCGTGGGCCGCGCTCCCCGGGGTCGCCTTTTTCGCCGCGTGGGCCGCGCTCCCCGGTGTCACCCTTTTCGCCCTTCGGGCCAATGGGTCCCGGTGGCCCCTGCGGTCCTACACCTCCGCCTCCACCTCCACCGATGTTGAGGTCGGCTAGGTCTAGATACCGGTCTCGGTACGTGCGTGTCGCTGCGATGGCCTGCATGTTTCCCTCGTGGATCTGCACGAGGACTCTGTCACCCGGATATGTCTTCCGGGTGAGCAGCCGGTCCGGAACCGATGTGATCGCGGCATTCTCGTCAGTTCGCACGCGCCATAGGTCTGCGTCGAGCTGCACGTTCACTTGTCCCTGGCGCGAGGCCCGCACCGCCGTGCCCCACCGGTAGGACGGCTGCGCGTCCACCCGTTTCCGCAGATCCGCGACCACAGCGGCTAGATAATCGACGTCATTCACCGCGAATCTCCTTGATCTCTGTCTTCACGAGTGCGGTAGGGGAGAGAGGAATCTCCATCTTCTGTACCGTGCCCCGTAGACGCTGCCCCTGCGACACGAATTCAACGACGTCACCCGGTCGGATGTTGACTGGCAGATGCTCGATAACCAGCGTGGCCGCTGGCATTGACTTCTCCGCGAGTACGCGGGCCGCCCACTGGTCGATCGCTTCCTGGCTTGTGACTTTCACGCCTGTCTCGACGTGAACGACCTCGCCGCGATTTACAGTCGAGAGCGGGTCAGTCCTACTGTCATTCCTGGCTACACCGACCACTGCTGGAGACGGTCCCGCGTCATACCTGTCCTGGCCTCGCTTGGTGTCGTCAGATCCCGGTGTGCCAACGCAGATGACGACGTTTGGCACCGCGAACAGATCGCGGTCGATTGTCCACGATGCAGAGTGGATTGCCTCTTCACCCTCACGAAAAGCCATTTTTACTGGGCGCTGCGCTGGCCGCACGTACGGCTCCCCTTGGATCACACCGTATCCGTCCGGGGTTAGCGCCCCCCACCCTACGAGCCTCGCCAAGTCGTTGAGCATCGTGAGTACGTTAGTCCCGACGTCGTACACGACCGCCTCGTTAATGAGAGGCACTGACGACGCCGCCCTGAACTCCCGAAACCCAAATCTCGCGTTTCTGGCTCTCTTCACGCACCTATCGACCACACTGAACTTGTTTCCTGCCCGCAAATGCGCGTCCTCGACCTGCTCTACCTGATCTGTACTCATGCGATCCAGGTAAGCGAGCGTGCTCAGCAGCTCGACGCTGCGCGTTACCCGGTGCTCTGAGACATCCCGCGTCGGGGACGACATCACAAACGTCCCTACTGGCCACCCGGCCATGCCCACAGGCTCATAATCCACGCGTGCATGCACGTTGAACCAGTCAACATCCTGCGGCGTTTCCGTTAACGTCAGCTGCCCCGAGGCCCGCAGCCTCGACGACGCCGACAACGTCACCGTGCCCGCTTCAACGCCATCGAGCAGGCCCAGGTCCTGTCCGTCCGGCGTAGTCAGCATCACCCGATAATCCGCCTGCCGCACCGGCGCAAAATCACCCACGATTCACCTCCGTCAGCTTTGCAGAGACGGCCCACACACCGCCAATCGAACGACTTAGCTGCACCTCAGAAAGAGATCCGTACAGCACTCTCCCGAGTGGGTCTCGATACATGAACGGTGCAGGCATGTACGCGAGATCCTCAATCGCGGCTCGCTCTCGCATGGATGCATCTACGAGTGACGCCGATATGGAGACCACCCGCTGACGCTGTGTGCCCGATAACTCGACGCCTAGACGCCGACCAGCGAAGTGCTTCACCTCTCGGTTCACCAATCCCATGCTCACAGCAGTCGTAGGATTCCAGGCAAGCCGAACAGCTCGGGAATAGCCTGGCCCGGCGCTCAGCCAGACCGCCTGCGAATTCGCAACGGCCTCTATCACTGTCGCCGACGATGATGGCAGCGCTGACGTCGCAGTGACCCTATACACGGTTGTCCCGTTCGTTAGACACTCGCGGTCCTTGTACATGGTCGAGGGTGTGAGTTTGTCGGCGACGATCGTCCATGTCGCTCCGCCGTCGATTGAGCGTTCGAGGCGCGTCTCGACCGTCGGAGGCGTCTTCGCGCCCTGCGGGACAGCTGGGGCAGCGATGGAGATGAACATATCGCCCTCATCCTCTTCCCACACAGCAGTCACGATCGGCTTGGGCGGTGTCGGGTACTCGACCCTGTATGTACGCTCAACGGTCGTGGCCAGGCCATACCCGTCCACGAGTGTCACGCGCACGATATACGCGGCCTTGTTCTCCAGGCGTGCTTTAAACCGCAGCTCTGCGCGAGTGAAAGTTGGCACCGCTTTTAGCGCCGCCGCCGTGCCCTTGATCTGCTCAATCGCCTGGCGGCGCTCTGAGAGCAGCTCGCATACGACAGATCGGATCGTCGTCGACGATCCGCGCACGTGGGAGACCGTTAGAACGCCCTCGAAGATTGATTTGTCGAGTGTCGTCGCATCGGGAGCGAGGGCAACGACGGGCGGATACGTCACCACGGATCGCCGCACTGGAGACCACTCCGAATACTCACGGTACTGGCCCTTTGTGCGCACCTGGAAGGCGATTGTGCCTGCAGGCAGATCCACAGTTTTTTCTTGCTCGCTGCCTGAGACCGCGACTGTCGTCCACGCAGATGTGTCCCCGACTCTGTGCCCATTCTCGGCCTCGGTGTAGACCGTTTGGTAGCGGATCTCCGCCGCTTCCTGCGCGGTCTCGTCGAGAGAGTTGTGCGCCCAATCGAACGTCACACCTCCGACTGGCGCGTATGCAGTCGGCCCCGTGACGTCTGGGATGCCGGGCTTTTGCAGGACCTGGATCGTATTCGACGCTGCAGAACGCTCCGATACTAGCTTGTCGGTCTTGACGTACACGTAGTATGTGTGTGGCACCTGCAGGTCTGCCGTCTCATGGACCCAGACGTCGGCATCGGCACGCACCTCGCCTACCTTCGTATCCCCGTCCCAGATCTCGACTGTCGCATCCTCTGGATATGGGAACAAAATGTCCCATGTCACGCCGATCTGCCCCTGACCGTTTTTGGACGCCCTCACGCTATTGATCGCCGCCGGCTGCGTCGACACACCCACTGACGTCGGCGACGCGGGGCCTGGGTAGAAATCAGATGCGTATCGCACCCGCGTTGGGATAAGCGACGAGGCCGACACCCGGTACCAATAGCGGTTATTCTCTGTGATCGCCTTGTCATCGACAATCGAGAATTTCACGAGATCAGACCCGGTCGCGTCGACCCAGGCGATTACGTGCCATTCTCTCGGGAGCCACGGCCCCGAGTAGTTATCGGCGTACGCATCCCAGCGCTCGACTACGTAGGACTTTACTGGCGAGTCCTTGTCTGCAGGCTTCGCCAGCGGCCACAACACCTGCACGGACTTTCCGTCAGGGCGCAGATACGCCTCGCAGAATGTCGGGGCTGTCGGAGGCTTGGCTGGGCGGGCAGGCAGCTTCAGCCACGCTTCCAGAGATGGATGCCCGCCGTTCCAGATCGGCCCCAGCGAATACCCGACCTTGATCCACCGTTCGGCGTCTGGCGACAGCTCCTCCGTCCAGTGCGACGTGCCCATCTCCTTGTACACGGTGCCGCCGCGCGGCGATGAAAAAGCCACCTGCTCGCTGCCCGAGCCGACCGCTCCCCACCAGGATGTCGGGGCCGTGTACTGGTGCCCGTACCCGTCCGAGCGCAGCCAAAACTGCGCATAGACCTCCACGGCCCCAGACGCCGGCTCTCCGGTGTACCACAGCTCAACGCCGACAGACATGTACCCGGACGACGCAGACCACTGAATTGCCATCCCACCCCTACTTTC